AATGCAGAAAGATACAAATCGACCCTAACCGTACACCGTGTTTGTACAAGGAAATGATTGAGTACGAGCATGAAGTGGATGACAATGGAAACGTGATGTCAGCATACCCAGACAAAAACAACCACTACATTGACGCTATGAGGTACGCAATAAGCCACATAGCAAAACGACGTGGTGAGTCAGCATAAAACAAGAAAGAGGTGATAAGATGGGTTTAATATCCTTTTTTCGAGGGATACTAAGTAATGTATTTAAAGATAAGGCGAAAGACGTCTATAACGTGCATGTAGCAGATACAAACATGGAACAAAATTACAACTATTGGTACTCGATTTATTCCGACAAGCCTCCATGGGAAAACGATCGTGACGCGACAAGACGTGTTAATTTTGCAAAGTCAGTTACAGAAGAAACAGCACGATTGACAATGCAAGAAATCGAGGTAACCATTGATGGAACTGGTGAACGTCAAGAGTATTTGCAAGGCATGTTTGACACATTCATCGAAAAGTTGAACAAGAAGATTGAATTACCTATCGCAATCGGAACTTGTGCATTTAAGCCGAACGGAACAGGAATCGATGTGGTTACATATGAAAATATGATGATAACGTCTTATGATGATAACGGGAAAGTAAATGTTGCAGTGTTCTTCTCGTTTTATCAAGAAAATGACTACTACTACACTAGAATTGAAAAACACGAACGGTTTGAAACCTACAGGATAACCAACAAGGCTTATATGTCAGATACAAAGAACGATGTAGGAAAAGAGGTACAGTTGTCGGTAGTAAAGCCATGGAAAGATATTATGCCAATGGTTGAGATAACAAAGAACAACGGTGAGCCTATTGAGGATAACCTGTTTGCAATGTTTGACATGCCATTTGAAAACAATCTTAACAGCGAAAGCAAGCAAGGTATATCATTGTATTCGAATGCGTGCAACGAAATCATGGACTTTGACATCGCATACACCAAGATAATCAAAGAGATCATCGACAGCGATAGGATTGTATTTGCTGACGGAATGCTATTCGAAAAGCCGATGAAAGACAACAAGCGAACTGCATTCATTGACTCACAGTACATTCCAAAGTTCGTGAAAAAGATCATGTCAAACAATGTTGAAGATAATTATATACAGGAGTTTGTACCAACACTACAGGCAGATGAACGAATCAAGCATATCAATTTTATTTTATCAATGCTAGGTTTTAAATGCGGTTATTCAAATGGATATTTTGTCCTAGATGAAAAAACAAGCATGATCACTGCAACACAGGTGGAGTCTACAGACAGGCGAACAATAACACTGATTGATAGTATAAGAGATCAGTTAGAGATAGCACTGAATGATTTGAAAAAGTCGTTGGATATTTACGCAGACCTAATAGGTGTACAGCAAGGTGAAACAGAGTTGCAATGTCATTTTGGAGATATCACATATAATTATCAAGAGGATAAGACAATGTGGCTATCATATGCAAATACTGGCAAAATCCCATTTTGGTATTACCTAACAGTGTATGAAAAGATGAGCGAGGAAGATGCAAAGGCATTGACTGGAGAGATGGAAGAAAAAGAAAAACAAGCACAGCAAATGCTGTACTAGAAAGAGGTAAAACATGGAAGATATGAAATCAGTGGCAGGGCTTACAGTACCTATTGATTTAGATACAGGAACAATTGATTGGAATGGATTTATGAAGTCGTACATCTGTTATGACAGCGATATTTCGAGTGGATATCACAACAACATTGCACCATATATTGAAAATGGTTCAACACTTTTAGTCATGGACACAGGTGTTATTTATGTATATGGGAAGTCAAACACAACATGGAATTTACTATAAAAGGGGGTGTGTTATAAATGGATATGATTACATTAGCCTTGGCTAAACAATACACTAACGACATGGTTGAGTTGATAGGAGAGGGTGCACACGTATATTTTAAATATGCAGATGCTATGCCAACACAGGATTCAGAAATGTACGACGAACCAACAGAATCAACTGTTTACATGGGTACGTACGTTGGAACATCTGCAACAGCACCAACAACATACACGTCATACGACTGGTTACGTGTGCGAGGTGCAGACGGAACAGATGGACAGGATGCAGACAGCGTAACAATCGGATCATTTGAAAATATGGTTATGGACTATCGTTTAAGGATGCCTTACTCTATTTGGAACCAAGGATATACTAACAACAAGTTTGATTCAGCAGTAGAGGAAGAATATACAAGGATATCTTGCCTATCTCCAACAGGCAACGACAGTTATTTTTTTTATTTAAATCTAAAGCAAGGTCACACATACTACGTGATGTTTAACTACAGGATTGTAAGTGGATCTCCTGCACTACAGCTAAGACTAAATGCATACAATCCATCTTGGGTTTTATTGGCTGGTGGTTCAAACGTGCCGAACGTCGCAGATTTTAGCAATTATCAGTATAAGTACACGCACACAAGAGCAGATGAAACAGTTCAGTTGACAATCATAAACACAAACACAAACGCATTGGTATATGATATTAGTCACATTGCAGTACTAGACTTAACTGACACGATACTATCACAAGAGTCTTATACAGCTAGCTACATTACCGAAAACTTTGTAACTGGACAGCAAGACTTTCATGATAACGTGATTTACTGTGATAATAAATCTAAGCTAGACAGGTGTCTAACAAAAACCGATTATGATTATGGCACTAAGTACTGGACAGCTAAAAACACGTCAGTTGAGGACAAAAATTTCTTGCGTACTAGTGGAACTGAAATTGTAGACAAAAACGGCATACCATTTGTTATGCGATCAATGGGATTGTTTAACCATGCATCAGTTGTTTTATCTAATACATACTCTGACATCGCAAGAATGGTAAACGGAGTTGAGGACCATGATGACGCAACATTTAGAGAATTGGTTGATGCAGGGTTTAATAGTGTAAGATTGTACATGAGATATGACATATTCGAAAGTCCAACAAGTCCAGTGGTTGACCCAACATTCCAAGGTCTTCCAAGCCAGTACAAAGAGTCAGGCTTCACGTTTTTACAGAGCCAAATTGATTTATGCAGAAAATACGATGTTAAATTACTTTTAAATATGCATATCTATCCAGGGGCGAGCGTGGACGATATCGACGATACAATTTGGGTTGATGCAGATGCCAGAACACGATTGATTAACTTGTGGAAAGCGATTGCTACATACTGCAAAAATGAAGACATTGTTATTGGTTATGGACTTATTAACGAACCTAACATAACATGGAATACCGATATTGCAACATCAATGCAGATTTACGAAGATTTAACAGAGGATATTGTTACAGAGATTAGAAAGGTTGATACTAATCACATTATCTTTTCAGAGTCTGTTATAGCTGTTAAAAATGGCGGTACTACATACACAACACTTAACAGCTACGGAAACTTTGTTGAAGTATTGAACAATGGAGTTGCTGACACTAACTATGTGTATGAGGCACACATGTACAACCCAATGACCGTAACACATGAGGCGAGTGATACAAAATCACAACACCATGCATATCCAAAGGAATACTATGTTAGTGGTTGGGGTAGTATGTACGAGTTTGCAGATAGATTAGTAAAATCTAATACTTGGGCAGCAGGGTCGTCAGATGATACAAGTTGGGTAACAGTTGCAACATCAATAAAAACACCTGTGGACACTTGCGTTATGATTTACCCTTTGTTTTACGTTAACTATGCAGTAGGCACGGAAGTTCTTAGAATCGATGATTTTAAGATTAACTTATACGATTCAAACGATGTATTTATAAAAAGTATTTTCGTGGAAGACATGCAATACTCACAGTTGTTCAATAACGGATCAGTTGGAACATTCACAATGTCAACTGACATGGGAGCAGACACGCAAGGTTATATGTTGCTTGACCCAAATGCATTTTCAAACAACAGCTCAACATTGACATACTTCAACGAGTCACAAACACTTTCACAACGTTTATGGATTCCAGACGGATATAAGTACAATATAGAGTGTAAAATGAAAGCTAGTGGAATTGATGCAACTACACAATTCAAAGTTGTTATCGGTGCAGACGAAATTTACACTGACAAGGTTTACACATTTGACAAAACCGTGTTTGACTACTTCTTAAAGCAGTACAAGACAACGTCTGATTTACGAAACGTGCCTTTGTATGTAGGCGAGTACGGAGTTAGAAAGAACAGTTATGATGTTTATACATTCGGTGGAGATAAGTGGGTTGCAGATGCTTTGGAGATGTTTGAGAGGTATAACATTTCCCACAACTTACATGTTTACCTAGATCTTGCTTGGTCTTTATCATTTGCGTTATATCCATACATGAATGACGAGAGATTAAGAAACGAAAGATTGATGGATATTTTCAGACGTGTATATTTGGGAACAATAAACACATTAGATTTTGAATATTTAGGACTGGAGGTGTAAACATGAAAAAAGACGAGTATATCGCATTATCCAAAAAGATAACTGACTATGTAACAGGGAAAGTATCACAGCTAAGCACAGAGTTACAATATAAGTTGGAAAAAGTACAGCAAGACATTGACGGAGTAGCTCAAAAAGTTGCAACTGACTACAACATTAAAAAGTTAGGAGCACGTAACATCACAGGCTATACATTTACTGACGATGTTGGTGCACATGCAGAGGGTACAATATACATCAAGCCTATCAGTTCAGCAGATTATGGAGATTACTATTTTTACTGGGCCGATAACAACAATGTTTCAAGTTGGGAGTATTTTGGGTATATCGAAACGGTTAACTCTACAAGTGAATGGAGTTTTGCAGTTAGAAAATACACCATGATACCACCAAACGCAACAAGGGTTTTAGTTTATAAGGGTGAGGATTTGTATGACTACATGGATATTCCTAGAGAAAAGCAGTTCACAAAGCATACGTTCGGCGAAAAGCTTTATTCTTTTGGTGTTATGTCAGATTTGGGTGTAGCATCTGCAAACACAGGAAGCCCATCGACAAAGATTCCAACAGCATTGAACTTCTTCAAAGACTATGGTTGTGATTTTGTATCTGTTTGTGGAGATGTTACCGTTAATGGAACTAGTGCAGAGTATGTTCTATACAACGGATATATTGACGATGTAGACATTGACGTTTACGAATCGGCAGGGTTTCACGACGCAACAACAAGCACATTAAACAAGGCAAGACATCATTTGTATACAGGTGGTAACCAGTATTTTACGCAGATTGTAGGCGATGACGTGTTTATATACTTTGGGGCTTATGACTATGATATCACTGCACCATTTACAACTACGGCCTTAACATGGCTAGAAACACAGCTTACAACCTATGCAAGCAACAGAGTGTTTTTGATAACTCACCCTTATCTATATAATACTTGTGGCAACTATACACCTAGTGGAAGTTTAGACAATGAGTTTTTAACTGTAGGTAACACGCAAGAGGTTGCATTTAGGGCATTGCTTGCAGATTACGACAACGTGATAATGTTTTGTGGTGTATCTCATTTTGATTTTGAATTGCAAAACTATCAAACAAATGCAAACATCTATAGAAATACAGATGGTGCATACATGCTACATGTTCCATCACTTACGAATCCAAAATACTACGATGGATCAAATGTCTATACTGACACAGCGAAATCCTATGCATATGTTGTTGATGTTTATGAAAACAGTATAGTGGTAAAAGGTATCATTGACTTTGCACAAGAGTTTTACTCTGGACTGGCAACGTATTTCGTGGAAAAGGATTCCAATGTTGCTACTGGCACAAGTGCAGTAAATGCAGGGTATAAACTTTCATACTATACACCATATGACGAGGTTACAGCGAGCTCAAATGTATACAATCTAAATATCAACAACAGGTCCATTGTTAACTTGGCGATTGAAACAACTGACGCAAACGGTAAAAGCTTCAGCTTGACAAACATTCCAAAGCGATGCGATTTGTTTATAGAGTTGAAATATACAAATGCGGCCGCAATGACGTGGATGTCAAACACTACTTGGCAGTTGGGAACAGCCCCAACATTGATTGCAGGTAAGACATACAGAATCGCATTTTTTACTAAAGACGCTGGAGCAACATGGCACGCATACATCACAGCAGGTATTTAGGGGGTAGTATATGAGAAATAAAATGGTATTACTCGAAAGATATCGATATGATGATTATACAAAAATGTTACTACATGGAAATGGATCAAATGGATCAACAGAAATGATAGATTTTTGTGGATTTAAGCCACTAACAACAAATGGAACTGCTACTATTTCCACTGGACAATCAAAGTTCGGTGGAAGTAGTATTTTATTCGATGGTAGCACAGGATTTGTTTCTACACCTGATAGTGCAGACTTTACCCTTGGTTCTGCAAACTGGACCATAGACTTTTGGTGCTATCTGTCTTCTCTAAAAAACTACAATGCAGTTTGTTGTCAAAGGCTATCATCAACAGAATCGCAGTCATTTACATTAATGGTTAACAGCAGTGGAAATATATATTTTTCTTACACTGGTGCAAATACTACTTTTGTTACAGGCATAACAACAAATACATGGACGCACATTGCAGTTGTTCGTGAGGTAGATAACATTAAGGTATACAAAAACGGAACTATTTCAGGAACATATGCATTGACTACAGGATTTTCATTTACTGATTCATCGTACGATTTTATTGTAGGTGCTTCACGTTCTGCATTATCAACATACGCAAATTTTTACAACGGTTACTTAGACGAGTTTAGATTTTCAAAGGGAATTGCAAGGTGGACAGCTGATTTCACACCACCAACTATGCAATACTAGAAAGAGGTATAATATGGGAAAAGAAACATTGTCATTATTGACAGAAACTGAATTTTTGATGCAAGTACCCGACAGTAGATTGATAGGAGATAACTGGATCAGTGGATATAATCTACTTCCATACGAAACACTAGTGTCACATGGATGGAGAGAAACAATAATCCACAAAGATACTGAAAACAGTGTGTCACCACAGGAACACTGGTACAGCGAGGAAGACAACTGCAACCACGTACACTTTATTGATCCAATAATCGACGATAGTCCAGGAGAACCATAGGAGATAAATAAATGACTATAACATTTAACGTTACATCACAAAAGATAATCAGAACCGACAGCAATGTTGTAGTAGAGAATAGTATAAATTATTTGGATGCAGAGTTTACATTTAGCGAAGACTGGACACATGAAAAGGTTGCAATATTTGGTCACAATGGTGTTTACTATCATGTTGTATTAGTAGATGATAAGTGTGTTGTACCTGTGGAAGTGTTAAAACATGGAACAATGAAAGTTGGTGTTTACTCGTCTTATGAAGACACTGGAATTGTACGAATATGCACAGATAGGATTGAGATTAGTGTTTTAGAGTCAATAACATTTGACTCTAGCACTCCATCTGACCCAACATTAGACATTTATGAACAATTGCTTGACCAGTACGACAATGTAATGTCTGAAAATGATGACATAACATTAAGGATAGATAATATAACCACTGACGAAGTAGCACCAACTGAGGGCAGATATTACATAACAGGAGCGATGCCAAGTAGTAACAAAGACTTAAAGTTTCTAAATGCAAACCTTGAATTTGAAGAAATATCACTAGGTGGTTCCGGATATTCTGCAAATCTTATTGCTACAAATATTGATTCGGATATTAGTGGATATAAAAATTTATCATATACAAATGTAGCACAATCCGAACAAACGGAAACAGTACAGGCTTCTAATGGTGATAAATTAATATATCAAGGCATATTTGACGATGCGATTAAAACCGATAAAATTGATGGTGGTACATGGACAGCAAATTTTTACGCAAAATGTAGTCCTAACAATGGAATAACTAAATTCAAAATTGAAATATTTGTGTATCACATTGATGAAACTTTTGAAACTATTTGTTCAGAATACACAAGTGAGCTTGATATAACACAATATGGACCATTGATATGTCGTGTTATAAAAGAATATTTTGACGTTTTGCCTACTGATAGACTTGGGATTAAAGTGTATGCAACAACCACTCATAACTCTACAGTAACAATAAATTATTATATTGGTGGTTCTTTTCCATTGTATTTTACAACACCACTGGCATTAAGGCACAGTCAACTGCGTGATTTAAACGGTGACACTGCATACCAGCACATTGATTCTGACGATCGTGATATTTTGGATGAATTTTCAATAACACTTCACGAATTAACAAAGCGTCTTCACACTGGTAATTTGTATGTAAATGGATCGCTTAGATTAGAAAATACTGCTTGGGATGACATGTGTTTTCCTTTAACAGTTGGAAAGCCAACATCAGGAGGAAAGCCTGATTTTGATTATAATGAACTTGGTTGGTTATTTCCTTCAAACGACCCTACAGAAATAATAGACATAGTAGCACAGTTACCTCATAGATACAAAGAGGGGACAAATTTATACCCTCATGTCCATTGGAGACAATCAAAGGTAGGTACTATTGTTTATAAAATGGCTTATAAATGGTACAATCCAGGTGATTTAGTTCCTACAAATTGGACAACTATTACAATATCAACACAGGCATTCGTTTATTCAAGTAATACTATATCTCAGCTAAGTTATTCATTACCAATAGATGGTACTGGTAAAAAAATATCATCTATGTTGTTAATAAAATTATACAGAGAAGATATAATCAGTGGTGATGCACTTACAGACTTTTTTGATATCCATTTTGAAGTTGATGGATTCGGGTCAAATGAAGAAATGACGAAAGGGGAATAAATATGCTAGATGAACTATATATCATTAATAGCGGTATGGAAACAATTGATTTGTGGAGACAGGTTGAAGAGGAAGAAAACGACGATATTATTGATATATTGATTCTAATGTATTTGTTATACTCTTCACATGATCTTAACAAAAGATTAAAGTTAAACATTGCAGTTTCAAAACACTATGCAAATTCACAGCGTAGAATAAAAACTGCACTTATTAAAACAAAGTACTCAGTCAAAAGAGAGTTGACCAAATCTGCTCAAAAAAGCCATGAAACTGACGATATTATGACTTATAAGCCTAATAATGAAAAAGTGTCAGAATTGGACAGCAGTGAACGCACAGAGGTTATTAAGGACAACACAAATAAGACTGTTAATGAAATTGATAAAAATATGAATAATGTACCTGACAATATGCTAAAAGAACTTAACCGTGCAGTAAATGAGTTTGAAACTAGTGTTGATATTTTCAAAATTGATTATGTCGATGCTGTGATAAAATCGATTGACTATATGGTTGAAACTTCGACGTATACGTTCATTAATAATGGCAATCGCAAAGCACATATAAGTGCAGATGTGAAAAGAGTTGTTCAGATGTCAGTTAATCGAACGGGTGCAGAGATAACCCTTAAGACAGCTATTAAGAATGGCTTTGACTACATCTTAGTATCTGCACATTTTGGAGCACGTGTTAATCCACTTGATCCTGTTGCAGACCATGCAGGATGGCAAGGTAAACCATATAAAATAGTTGGGTTTGATGATTATGCTGATAATCTGCTTGAAAAGACAGGTTATCCATTAAACCCACTTGGATTGTTAGGTTACAACTGCAGACATTCTTTTACACCGCATAAAAAAGGAATGAAAGACCCGTTTGAAGAACATACTCAACAACAGTATGCAGATACTTACAAAAAGATAAAATATCAACGTGAGTTAGAACGACGGATTAGGTTGTCTAAACAAAAAGCTAGAGCATACAATAAAGTATATGATACAATAAAAGATACAAAGATAAAAAGTAAACTTGACCACTACACACAACTAGCACAGCGACAAAATAAAGAATACTTGAAATATTGTGAATCTAACGAGTTAGACGTGTCCAAGTTTAATCTAAAAATATAAAAGGTGGACAAAACTATGCAAAACGAAAACCAAAATGAATGTTACATGACACGTTCAGAGTGCGAAGAAAGGCACAAGGAAATGGAAAGCAAATATGACAAGCTACATGATAATTTATCTGAAATATCCTATCAAATGAAAACTATTGTTACAATTGGTAAATACATCATCGGAATCCTTGGAACGATTGCGTCAGCTGTATTGGTTGAGATCGTAACAAAAACATTTTAGTGTTTACAAATATTAACCATAGTAGTATAATATTAATGAACATAGATTTTAACACATATTTTTATTGTCAACACGTGTTTTACTGCAAAGGCATGTGTTGACAATCTCAAAGAAATACAATAGAAAAAGAAACAAGAAATACTCTTCATCAGTTCGTGAGCATACTACCATACAGTATGCTCATTTTTTATTTGTTGATAATATCACATGTATATTGTACAATATAATAAAAGGAGCGTGATATTATGCTAATGATAAGAGATAGGAAACTAAACACTATAAAATACACTAATATCCAACAAGCGTGTATTTTGACAGGTGTTACAAAGCATCACATTGAAAAATATATAGACCAAAACGTTCTTTTGTTAAACAGATACAAGGTTGTTTCAATCAGCAAGTCAAATATCAGCGTGAAAAAGGAAACTATTGACGATTGGGACAAGACGACAGAAAGGTTTAGAAAACACTATGCGAAAGCAAGACTACAATTATATAAACAGTTATAACAAAGAACATTATGACAGGGTTTTGATGATATTCAGAAAAGATTTAGGGATAAAGCAGTCAATAAAAGAATATTGTAAAAAACACAATACTAACCCGTCAGAGTTGTTCGCAAAACTGTTTGAGAAACACACGAAAGGAATGTGATAATATGGAAAAACATACCAATGATCCATTTGAAGAAATTAAAAAATTCCTTTTCGAGGTTGCTATTTTTGTTACATCATGCTACATAACAGCATTTTTGACTGTAATGTACGACAGGCTATACACTCCAAATGACACACGAACAAATATTATAGTCACAGGATTATTGATCTGTAATTATATAATGTGTTTTGGATTGTATAAGGAGTTAGAAAACAAATGTAAGGAGAAAAAGCACGAATGGGAAAAGAAAAGATGTTCCAATGCGAAGAATGTAAGAACGAAAAAGAACTAAAAGAATCATTTTTTCATGGAACTATAATGTTGTGTGAAAAATGTTACAAAGAAAAATACAAGAAGACAACAGGAAAGGAATACAAAAATGATTAGGTTATTTCAATACTTTAATTGCGTGGCACTTAGTTTTTTTCTTGTTTGTTGCCACTATGCAAATACGATGACAGTAATACGAGGAGATTTATGTTTTAAGGAAAACATCATCTACAGCACAGTATTAACAATATTAACAATGATGTATGTGAAATTTGTTTTCAAAGTAGTTGTTTCCAAAATGGAAACAGTTGAATCAGAAGAAAATTGAATACTAGAACCAAAAAGGACACTTATAAGTAACAGTGTCCTTTTTTAATGGCGATAAAACAGCAAAACATACCTTTTTCATTGTACACTTTAAAAATATAACAGTCAATCGATTAAAAGGGCTTAAATTTTTGACACGTGTCTTTTGCGGTGATATAATGATTTTATAGTACCAGTTATGGTTTAAATAACTGATCCACCGAACGTGACAACGTTTTAAAACAAATAGTTAAGGAGAAAACAAAATGAAGAATATTAAAGAAATTTTGAAAGAATTTGGAATCGAGATGACGGACGAACAGATTAAGTCAGTAGAAAAAGCAGTTGCAGAAAATTACAAGACCATAGCAGAGGTTGAAAAAAAGACCTCAAAGGCTGACACAGAGATTGCATCGTTAAAACAACAATTGGAAACTGCAAATGAAACGCTAAAAGGTTTTGACGGTATCGACCCGACACAAATCAATAATTCTTTGAACGAGTACAAAACCAAAATGGCAGAATTAGAGGAAAGTCATAAGAAAGAACTTTACAAACGCGACTTTTCCGATATCTTGACCAAGGAGCTTGAATCTCACAAATTTTCAAGCACATTAGCAAAAGACAGAGTATCACAAATGATTCAGGACGCTGAATTAAAAATAGTTGATGGTAAAATCATTGGACTTAACGACATGATGGAAAACATCAAGACAAAATACACTGATGCTTTTGTTACAGAACAACAGGAACAACAACAACAAAATAAAGCTACTTTTACTGGCAGTATTGGATCTAGCCAAAATACAGGTGACGCAAACGATCCTGAAAATATGAGCACAGAACAATATTTTGCTTGGAGGAAAGAGCAGAAATAGAGGTAAAAACACATGGCAAATACTTTTTTAACCCCAAGTATTATTGCAAATGAAGCACTTATGGTATTGCTTGCAAATTTGACAAGTGCTGGATTAGTACATAGGGACTATTCCAACGAATTTGTAAAAGTTGGCGATACTATCACAGTAAGAAAGCCAGCTAAGTTCACAGCATACAATTTTACTGGAACTACAAGCAATCAGAACGTTACAGAGGGTTCTGTAGATGTAAAAATGGACAGATTTAGAGATATTACAGCTTCAGTTTCTTCTAAGGAAATGACTTTGGATATTAAAAACTTTTCCAAGCAGATAATCGAACCTGCAATGCAAGCAATGGCACAGGCGATTGATTCTGATATTATATCACTTGGAATCGAAAAGGCAGGAACATCCATCACAGGAACATCCTCATCTTTGGCTGACTTGTCTACATTATCCAAAAACTTTGATTTGGCAAAAGTACCTATTCAGAACAGAAACGGTATTTTACATCCAACTCACAAGTACAGATACATCACAACTGACACTTTAGCAAAAGTAGCTTATGCTGGAGAAAGCACAGCACTTAGAGATTCAGCACTTAGCCGTGTTTATGGAACTGATTTGTTTATGTCACAGAATTGTCCTGATGCACCTGCTACGACAGGAACAGCTACAGCATACAAGATCACAGCAACTAAGGGAGCAAGTGTCGTCGCATTAACTGCAATGTCTGCTGCAACTGCAACAATTAAAACTGGTGACAGCTTTATTATAGGTGGTTACAGATACACATTTACAGCAGACGGAACTGGTTCAAGTTCAGCTATCGCAGAGATTGCTATCGATCAGCCAATCCATGCAGATTTTACAGCAGTTGACGCACTTCCAATCAAAGCACCTAACTCATTAGGATTCCATAGAAACGGTATCGCACTGGTTACGAGATCCCTAGAAATTCCTATGGGTTCAAAAAATGCCTATATTGCATCTTACGACGGATTGAGCATCAGAGTAGTGTTTGATTACAATTCAAGCACTAAAACAGACACAGTATCATTTGATACAATCTATGGTATCAAAGAGTTAGACACTACAATGATTCAGAAAATTGTAAACTAGTTTAGAAAGGGGTTTTTATGTACGTTAATTATGAATATTATACCACGACATATTTTGGTGAAACGGTCACAGAAACCCTTTTTCCTAAATACGAACAGCTAGCACGGTTTGAGGTAGATTATTTCACACAAGGCAGATTACTATCGGAAACCATATCAAATAACGTTAAAATGGCAATGTGTGACATAATAGATTTTATTTATCGTGTAGATCAGTATAAAAAGTATTCAGCAGTTGACACTGATGAAAAAATAGTAAAAAGTATTTCGGCAGGTTCAGAGTCGATTACATACGCAACTACAGAAAACTCATATTACACAGCAAGTATCAACAATGCAGAATACAAAAATACTATTATGTTCATGCTAAGCAAATACCTGTTTAATGAAACTGATTCAAACGGTATTCTCCTTTTATACCAGGGGGTGGAAAATGTTTAGCGAAACAGTTACGGTATTTAATTACTCAAAGGATTCCAATGGAGTTAAATGGTATCCAACGGTTTTGAAAAATGTCAGATTACAAATTATAAAAAATTCATTAATAGAAAAGACTGGAATATCAAATGGAGATAGTGCTAAGTTATTTGTAAATGATATTTCGCTTTTCAAACAACCGATGGCATGGGAAAGTGTAAAATCAGGCTTTTTCACTTTCAAAACTTCGAAATGTTTCTTTGTTTTAGGCGAATATCCAACTACGGTTATATCTGATTCGGATTATATCAATGGATATTACAATCATATGATTAACACGTATGATAATGTTTACCGCGTAACTAACTGCGATATTTACAATGTAATTCCTCATCTGGAAGTTGGTGGAGTTTAATGGCCATAAGAATACAACAGAGTGTTGATTCTACAAAAACAAAACGATATAAAGTACGAACTAGACACGTACAAATAAATATTGATTTGGATAGAATAGACAATAATATCAAAAAAGCACAAACGTATTTAGATGCCAGTGTAATAAAAGACTCCAATCCATACGCACCAATATTGACAGGTAACATGAGAGCGAGTGCAATTGAAAAGACAAATATCGGAAATGGTGAGGTTGTATGGCAAACAGCCTATGCAAAGGAACAATATTACAACAACAAAAACAAAAAGAAATGGTTCGAAACAGCTAAAAGCGTTCATTTGAAAAAATGGACAAAGAACGTAAAAGAAATATCGGGAAAGAGGTGATTCCATGGCTGACGAAATGTTACCAATGTCTGAGCAATCAAGTATTTTGAAAGCAGTGTTTGATTTTATACAGGGTGAGTACGAAAATATACAGTTTGAGACACTTGAAAGCAAATATACATCTTTAGGATTGTTTTCACAACAGGGTTCAAAGTATGTAAGAAAAGACATTTTAGGAGGTTTTACTGGAATTATCCCTTTTTATATTTCTTATCGTTCAAGCCCACAGGATGATTATAACAAAATAGCAATGATTGACTATTTAAACACGTTGTCAGAGTGGATGTTATCCCAAGAATATCCATCATTAACGGACAATCGTACAATATCGTTAATCGAACCAACTTCTATCCCATTTATGGATGAATTAGTAGAAAATGGTACGATTACATACATACAAACATTTGATATAAAATATAGAAAGGATGTGTAAAATATGGCAGGACGTGCATCAGGAGATTTGATTGAAAGAAAATACCTTGCACATTATATTGATTCAAATATGAGTAATGGTGTTGCAGTTGCATATCAAAGACTTGGTAAAGATCTTGAAGAATACAATATCGAAATGAACCCTGAGACAGAAACAAAATCTAATATTTTGGGTGAATCTACATCTAGAATTAAAGGCTACAAGCCTGCATCTAGTGTTGGTACATTTTTCTGTTATGAGGATGATGCTCTATATACTGCATTATTGGGTATTGTAAACAATCGTTCAACAGGTTCAGATTTGGAAACAACAGTTGTTGAAGTTATTCTTGACACTGACGGAACGGTTGTTCAAGCATATAGAGAAAAAGCCGTTATTATCCCCCAGTCTATCGGTGGTGGTCAAGATGGTATGCAGATTCCATTCAACATTGAATATACAGGTTCTAGAACTTCAGGAACATGGAATACTAGTACTTTGACATTTACTCCAGCAACATAAAAAACGCAATGAAAGGGCGATAGAATGAAACCGATTGTTATTAATACAGGTCATGTGAACATACCAATAAAAAATCATCTTGGCGAGGATTTAGGAACAATATCAATCAATCCAAACGATTTCAATATTATCCACAGATCGTCAGATGGTTTTGACCAAATATCAAAGTTAGAAAAAGAAATCACTGAATTGTTTGATCCCGAACATGTCGATATTTCCGACAAGTTGGTAAAAGCCAAAATCAAAGAAATTGATGACAGGATTAAACAGATTGTAGATTTTATTTTTGATTCAAACGTATCAAAAACAGTATTTAAAAATACATCATGCATCACAATGATAAATACAGGCAAAGAGGTAAAACCTTTTGTGTTAGTGTTACTGGATGCATTGATGCCAACGATAAAAGAGATCGTTAATAAAAATTCTGTTATTGATAGAGATAAAGTAAATAAAGTAAAAGGCAAGTACATTCCATGATAGGAATACTTCCAAAAACACTAGAAGTCGGTGGAGTAGAATATTCTATTCGCACTGACTTTCGTGTTATATTGGGACTTTTTGAGATTTTTTCTCTTTCGGACAACGAACTAACACGTCTTGAAAAATTTCAAACAGCCTACGAGATTTTTTACATTAACCACGAAACAATACCAAATGAACATTTTGAGGATGCACTAACAAAAATGATTTGGTTTATAAACCTTGGTGACGAGTCAGAAAAAAGATCTACTCAAAAACCTGTATACAACTGGGAACAAGACGAGCAAATCATATTTTCGGCCATAAACCAAGTTGCAAACAAAGAAGTTAGAGAACTTGAACATTTGCATTGGTGGACGTTTATCGGGTACTTCCATGGAATACGCGAATGCCTGTTTACTACTATCACAGGAATAAGGCATAAATTAAACCGTCACGAAAAACTAACAGAAGAAGAAGAAAAGTATTACAAAGAAAATATCGACATGATACGACTGAAAAGAAGCAAAGAAGAACAAGAACAAGTCGACAGAATACTTAGAAAACTTAACGGAAAGGAGTGATATTATGGCAGATAGGCCGGACGGAACCGTAATAATCAGTACAAAAATTGACGAAACAGGACTTGAACAAGGTTTCAAAGAGTTGTCTGACATATTAAAAGACATAAAAAAATCGATTGATACGTTTGGAAAAGAAATAACCACAGCACTTTCTAAAATATCAGTTGTTTCTGTTACAAAAGAATTTGAAGAAATGGACAAAAGTGTTAATAAATCCACAAAGAACACAAAAAAATCCATTCAAGAACTTGAACTTGAACTAAAAGAGTTAGACAAAGCTCAAGCTGAACTTGAAAGTAGCTTAATACCTGAAGGACTTGAAAATGTTGCTACAGATGAACAAATACAGGATATTTTAAAACAAAGCAAGGCTTGGCAAAAGTTGAAGACTGACATTGAAAAAGTAGAACTGCAGTTATCGACATTAAAAGCAAAACAAGAAACTGTTGATATCGCACCTATGGACGTAAGTGTTGACCCAAAAGAGAAAACTGATTTAATTGATTTAGAAAATGCCATTGACGATGTTGGAGATGCATCTAAAAAAACTGATGAAGAATTAAAACCTTTGCCCGATGCGATTGACGAAGTAGGAGACCAAGCAGAAAAGACATCCACAAGAATTTCAGGCTTAGGTTCAGTTTTAAAAGGAACCGTTTCAATTTTAAACAAATTTGGACTAAGCCTTTTAAAAATAGTTGGTTCAGGAGTTTTAAAAGGTGCAAAGTCGATTGGTGGACTTGCAAAAAGTTTTGATGGTTTAACCAAAAGCATGGGACGTTCTGTTAAAATGATGGGAACTATTATAATTTATTCCGCACTATTTAGTGCATTGAGTAAAATAACAGAGGTCACAAGAGAAGTTTTACTTTACAACAACCAATTTGTTGACTCCTTGGCACAAATAAAAGGAAATCTTATGACTGCATTTATGCCTATTTACAATGCAGTCATGCCAGCTATTAACGCACTGATGCAGTCATTAGTCACTTTAACTGGATATCTTGCACAGTTTACAAACACTTTATTTGGAACTAGTATAAAAGCATCGCAAAATCAAGCTAAGGCAATGTATGACCAAGCCTTTGCAACAGAAAAAGCAACAAAGGCTCAAAAAGGTTTGAATAACCAACTTGCAAAATACGACGAGTTAAATGTTATACAAAAGGTAAGCACTCCTGATGCAACAACACCAAAAGCAGATGAGCCAGTAACTCCAACATTTGACGCAATCGAAACCACCAAACAGGTTGAAAAAATCCTTGAAATGTTAGACATGGTAAAAAAGGCATGGCAAGACGCAGATTTTACGATGATTGGCTTTTCAATTGGTCAAGCACTAACAAATTCTCTTGAAGATATTGATTGGAACAAAATCCAATCTACAGCCGACAGAATAGCCAAATCGTTCGCAACCCTAGGAAATGGAATAATGCTTGGAACCGACTGGGAAACCGTTGGCAAAACCGTTGCTGAGGGATTAAATACAATCACCACTACTATCTCAACATTTATCAAAACATTTGACTGGGAAGAACTAGGGATTTCGTTCGGTGAATCAATCAACGGACTGTTTGATTTTATCGACTGGGATAACATTTCAGACATTGTCAGCGATGGAATCAACGGAATTACTGACACATTGCGAGGCATAAACGAAACCATTGATTTTGCACAGATTGGATCAGATATAGCCAAATCAATCAACAAAATGTTTACTGATATCGATTGGAGCGAAACAGCAAAACAGCTATCTACAGGATTGATAAACATTATAACAACCATAGACACGTTTTTAAAAACGGTTGACTGGGAAAAAATAGGAAAGTCCATCGTTGACTTTATAGCTGGAATAGACTGGTTAGGATTGTTTGTTGCATTTGCAAAAACCCTATTTGATATTATTGTGGCAAGTTTTGAACTTACAGACAGTATAAGCCAAGAAATAGCAAATAAAATATCGCAGCCTATAGTTGATGCAATCACTAAAATAAATGATTACTTTACAGATTTAGGCACAAAGATTGGCGAGTTTTTGCTAAAGGCTTTTAATTCTGAAAAATTTAAAAAAGTAGCAACCACAGCATTAAATGCATTAACAAACCCATTTGGAACTATCCAAGATATATTCAAAAAAATTGGTGAAAAAGCTATCAATGGATTAAAAGGTACATTTGCATGGAAAGTAATATCAGATCATATTACAAGTTTTGTAAATAGCCTAAAAAAGAAGTTTGAAAACGCAAAAACATGGTTTTCAGATATCGGCTCAAAGATGATATCAGGATTGAAAGAAAGATTTAAATGGGGAAATATTGTAGATCATTTCAACTCTTTTATTACCAGTTTAAAAAACAAATTCAATGGAATCAAATCTTTTTTTACTACACTTGGAACTAGCATGATAACAAACCTCAAAAATGCTTTCAAGTACGACAAAATCAAAGATGCCATTGTAAAACCTTTTGTGAATGCTGCGAACGCAATTATTTCAATTTTTAACAACATGATCAAGGCAATAAACAAAGCCTTAAAAATATCGTGGGGCGATATAAAGGTTGCAGGGCAAACGATAATCGATAAAGGAAGTGTTACAATTGCAAAGATTCCAGAGATTCCAAAGTTAGCCCAAGGAACTTACATTCCTCCAAACTTTGGCGAGTTCATGGCAATACTTGGAGATAACAAAACACAAGCCGAATATGTAACACCTGAGGATAAGTTATTGAATGCATTTAACAAAGCACTTGATTCACGTGATGGCCAAGAAATCAACTTGTATGTCGATGGTGAAAAATGGTTTAATTGGATGATTAAAAAAGGACGTAAATACAAAAATCAAACGGGAAGGACGGCATTCTAAATGGGAAATTTTCAAGGATATTATGTAAAGTTTGGCACAGTTAAAATGCCGAACCGATACACTGCAACAGTCACAGAGACACCTAATCAACGTGCTGAGATATCTGCAGAAAGAGACGATTACACACAAGAGTTGGTGCGTGTAACCTCTCCTTTTACAAAAACAAAAATCGAGTACACAACCATAGATGGAATGGACGAGGATGATATGTTAGCAATCAAAAATGTAATGGCTAACGGTCTTCTCAATTCACTTCAAAGAAAATACTCATGCACCTATTGGAACAGCGAGTCACAAACCTACGTATCAGGAATATTTTACTGCCCTGACATTACATATGAGTACAGCCAAATTGACGAAAAAACAAACAAAATATATTATAAATCGGTACGATTCGCACTGATAGAATATTAAAAGGTGGTGATAAAATGGCATTACGTGACGATTTACTAAGTGGATTGGCTAACAGACAAACGAAAATAGCTTTTCCTAATGGCGAGTATGCAACAATCACAAGTGGTATCTTGTCAGGTTCTTTGGAACTTGACGAGATCTTATCCACTTCAAACGTTTTAGATTTTTCAGAACTGAATGCTAACCGTTTCCAATGTGTTTACAGTCAAAACGTTGATTTTACTGGAAAAAAGATTACCGTATCTCAGACAATAGGAAGTAACAGCATAACTTTGTTTACAGGTTTTGTTGAGTCCTGTAATGTTGTGGCTAACTCAACAAATAGGACCCTTGTGGCATATGATCCAATGTACAAGCTAAGAAACAAAGACGTTGCAACATGGTACAATGGCTTGACATTTCCAATCACGATAAAAAACTTTCGTGATCAATTGTTTCAGTACGTTGGTTACACGCAAGTTACCACGTCGCTTGTAAATGACAGCATAACGATAACTAAAGAAATGACACCTACCACTCTCCTGTTTGGTGATGTATTTTCCGACATCTGTGAGCTAAACGGTGTATTTGGGCATTTTAATCGTGCTGGACTATGCAAATATGTAGATTTAACCAACACAACAACCAACAGCATCAGCGACAACTACAGCAGTTTGTCAACTTTTGAAAACTATACTACTGACGTAATAACAGGGGTTGCACTTTCAACCTCTGACGAGTCAATCAGCGAAATTATTGGCACACAAACCAATATTTACAATGTTGTTGGTAATATGCTTACATTTGGATTTGACTCAGCTAAATTGATAACAGTTGGTACAAATTTGTACAATAAAGTAAAAACAATTACCTTTAAGCCTAGCAATATTGTAACAAAGTATTCCGAACCTACTATAGAGTTAGGAAACAAAATCACACTGACTACATATACCTCTCAGTCAGTTACAACTTTTGCACTCTCACAAACCTTTAGAGGTGTGCAGTTGCTAAACCATACAATAGAGTCAATATCAGACAAAACACGTGCAGGGTTTACGCAATCTGACAGCAGTAAAATAGACGTGTTAAACAACAAAAGCCACGTTTTTAGGAATAATATTGACGAACTGTATTCTAGGGTTGAAACAGCCGAAGGAAAATATTCAACAATTCAACAAACTAGCGAAAAAATATCTTGGATTGTAGGAAGTGGAACGAGCGAAAGCGATTTTACATTGACAGACCGTACAGCTGACTTAGTAGCAAGTTATATCAACTTAAATGGTTTAGTGACATTTAACGGTATTGATTCGGATACACTTTACCAGTTAAACAGCTTTGTCCGAAACTCAGACTTTAGAATCTGGGAAGAAACAAGCAATCTTCCTTTTGGCATGAGTGGAAGTTCTCCAGACACTGATTATTTCATAAAATATTTAGAAAATGGAGCAAACTGTTTACGAAACAAAACTACATCACCAAATCAAAATATAAAGCAACAAGCATATCTTGGAGCTTCAAACATTTCAGATGGTTTCTTTCAATACAATGCAGATTTAAAGGGAAAGGAATACATTTCTTACGATATAAGAACGAAACTTTTATCTGGTAACTTTAATGGATCCGGAATAACTTTTCGTTTTGGATACTATAACAGCGAAAATGTTTTAACAACCTACAACTATAAAATAGATTTCAGTGATAAAGTACCATCTCCCACTATAAACGAATGGATTACAATAAACGATTGTTTCAAAATCCCAGACGAGGTATTATCAGGAATGCTTAGCTATGTGTCGGCTTTTTACAGACCAAACCATGAAGATTTTGGAACATTGACAGCAAAAGACATCATTGTTTCTTCCATAAACTTTAGGCCATCATCCTATGGTGAATTTTTAGCAACTGCAATCGGTGTCGATGGACAGACAATAATAAATGGTGGTCTGATACTTACAAACTCTATTTATGGTGATTCCATTAATGTAAATGACCTATTTTCCAAAAATATAACATACACTGGTAAAATAACTGGTGGGAATGTTTCAGGTGGTGGTCTGATACAGTCGTATAATTATACCGAAAATAGTAATGGTGATTGTACTAGTGGTATGAAGATTGATTTAGTAAACGGAACACTTACAACAAAAAACATTGAAATAACAAACAATTCTATAATTGCTGAGGGTTATTCTAATTTTGTTTCTGTAGGTGGTTCTATTGGATGTGAAAATTCAAGCAAGACACTTTATGCAACGTTGAACAACGATGGAACTATACGTGCAAATGGTGATGTAATGGACTTCGGTAAAATATCAAGTATTTTGTGTGGTGTTGGTGGAATCTCATCTTGGAACAATAATGATGGGTTAACATATTTAGCACGTATTACATCAGAAAACAATCTTCGATTTGGAGATTTTTCTAATAACGGTTCAAATGTAGACATACGATCAGATCAAAAGATAAATTTAATGGCAAACAGTTCAACAAACTATGTTTCTATTGAATACATTGACGGAACTGCACGGCTACGTTACAACGGATCCGTTGTTACTGGATCTGGAACAACGGCCATGATAACATCCGGTGGATACATCGTAAAATCAGGATCATCACGAAAATATAAGGAAAACTTTGATTACAACTTGGAGGATTGCGAAGAAATCATAAAAGCCTTAAAACCTTGCCGATTTAATTTTAAAGGCTACGATTTCACAAACATTGGATTGATAGCCGAGGACGTGGAACAAGTATCAGACCAGTTAGTTATTAGAGATTCTGACGGTAACATCGACGCAGTACACTATAACGACGTTTTAATAATGTTGTTGCAAGTTGTCCAAAAAATGCTTAACAATCAATAAAAACTGTACATTATAACAATAAAATAGTATAATATTTATGCAATCATTTTTTGTAAAATCCTTTCATGTTAGTTTTTTATTTTTTTTGGAAAGAGGTGATTCACGTGGATATTAAAAAACGTCTACGCAATCCTGTTACCGTTGTTTCGTTTCTCACAATGTTTCTGACCGTGATCTACAACATTTTGGCAATGTGCGAAATAACACCAAAGGTCAGCCAATCCGAAGTTATGGAAACAGCGAATATTATCGTTTGCATGTTATCACTACTAGGAATTTTGATTGACCCTACTACAGACGGAATCACAGATAAAAAAGACACTTAACCGTGTCTTTTTTTATTACCACTACTCTTCCACTCCACAAAAAAGACAACCACTATAAATGATTGCCTTTTTTCGCTGAACTATTATCTATATTGAAAAGAACTATATTAATTTTATCCCAAATATATCTAAAAATCAACAAAAATATGAATGTAATATATTGACAATAAAAGTAAATTAGTGTATAATACATATAACGGTCAAAAACATTGAAAGGAGAAAATCATGGACGAAATGAACAAAACTGCAATCTATGTTTTAGAATTTTTGAACTCTCGTCTTGGTGCTGAATATGTAATTGAGCACGGAGAGATCACAGAAGTTAAATCTGGAAACATAGAGCACGTAAATCAGAACAATTAAATGCAACTTTAACCAGTCGCTAGGCTAAACCAAAAAAGTCCGAATATGGGCAAACTGGTGCGTCTAGCGACATATTTATCAATGAAAGGATGAAAAGAAAAATGAAAAATTTTATTATTGCAATTAACAGATGGATTGCAGACCTAAAATCTGCATTGATTTTATCAAAAGTGGAGAACGATGAAAAAGTATTTCAAGCCAACAAACAGAAGTATGGTTATAAAATTTCCATGTTGGGCGAAAACAGAAAATTGAGATTCGCAAAGATAGAAAGTGGGTTCGATAAAAAGCTATTATTTAGATCAAGACTCTACTCTATCATTTCGTTTTTAGGAACAATTGGAAGTATCATGTTAACGCTCTGTGGTATCACTGGAGACTCATGGAAACACTTGCTAGACACTGCACAGAATGTCACATACGTGATCCTTATTTGTTTCATCCAGTTCAGTGTTTGGACAATTGCCACGAATGAAACATACATCAAGGAAAATATGTACAAACACTTTACAAAACTGATGCTACTGCTCTACTCTTCCACTGCTGTTTCGATAATTTGTAACTACATATTTTTGATTAATTTCCAAAAACCTCAAAACGTATTGTACTACTTTTTCTTATTCGTTTTGGCGAGTTCAATCGATTTAATCTCGTTGGTTTTTGCTGGACTTGCAAACGACTGCCGTTGGAATAAACTTTCGAAACCGTCCGAAACGTTAGGCGAAAACCAAACGATTTTGCATATGATTATCTTCAACGCAACAATGAATTTTCGTCTCAAAATACGTCAGAAATACATCGAAGGATTGAAGAAATACGAAACGATTTTCACGTCTGAAAACATGCAAATTTCGTCAGACGAAAAAACACCGATTCTGCTAGAAAACAAAACGGTTTCGAGCAACATTTCGTCAGACGAAAATACAGTAAAAACGATGGCTTGTACGTCCCAAATCCGGAACGAAACCGAAACGGATAAACGTGTTCTAGCATACATCCAAACCGAAACGAAACCGAAACGATTTACAGACGAAATAAAGAGCGTAAAAGTTACCGAGCCGAAACGAAACCGAAACGAAACGAAGTCCGAAACCGTTTCAAACCGTTCCGAAACCGAAACGAAACCTAAACGAAAAACCGTTCCGAGCGAAACGAAAACCGAAACGAAACGAAACGATAACACTTACGATCGTTTGTTGTCCGAAATAAAAAAAATGGATCATGACGAAATGATCACATTGAAAGATTTAAAAACCAAGGTGTCTGCTGCCGACTGGAGAAAATGTCGTGATAAAATGGTAAATAACAACATAATCTACACCAAAAACAGTCGTACATACAAAAAATAGAAGAGTAGTGACATATCGACATATCCATGATATACTATAAATATATTTTTTTCATATATACTCCTTTGAAAAGACTCACGGATTCGCCGAGGGTCTTTTTTTATTTTACTATTGACTAACAGTGTATTATATAATACAATTATATGTATAATATTTAGGTTTAAACAATGAATGGGATATCAAAGAAAAAACTAAATTATACAATTGAGTGTTGATTGTAGCCAATTGTAACCACAAAGTACATTACTAACCATCAATTAGTAATGTATTTTTTTATTGCTCTAAAATGCTACTAGTGTATACAAATACTTCTACAGCATACCACAAATTAACACAGCACCACTAATTTCTAATCAAAATATTCACTTTGTGCAATTCTTAGCCTAAAACCAAAAGTCGCTTAAAAACGATTCTGATGCGTTATAAGGCTATATTTATATTTATCAATTTAATTTACTTTGAAACCTGTATATTGTATAATATACTCAATCCAATTACTAACACTTTATATTTATGTAGCTATCTATCACGAATGGTTTTTGCAAGGTTCGATTCCTTGCACGTGATTTCGATTAGATAAAACTAGTACCCAAAATGAGAGCCCCTCCTCTTATCAAAAAGGCAATGCATTCGTGTGTTGCTTTTTTTGTTGCTTAAATTGTACTTTATTGTATTTTTAGGAATAATTTACTTTTATGTATTTACAAAACGAAATACATATGATATACTTTGTTCATGGAGGTGAAACAATGAAAAACGAAAATATGATGATTAGAGTTTCAAAAAAAATGAAAGAAAGCATAAAAGAGAGTGCTTTAAAAAACGATATGAGTATATCAGAATATATAAGGTTTTTGTATATTCAAAATATTTCAAGAGAAGAAGAAAGAGAGGTTGAATAGTAATGGATAAAACGTTAATTATGAGAGATGATTTTTTTAAAGACAAAAGAATAAAAAGATTTGGAACTAAAGCAAACAATATGATATATACAATGAAATTCATAAGAATGCACTGGTTAGCAGATGATAACAGAGAGATAACATATCCTGATAACGATATTGTAACTGGTTTATCATTGGATTTAAAACTACACAAAGAAGATATCATATACATGCTAAGTTATCTTGAAAAAGTAAAATTTATAAAAGTATATGATACAAAAATCATAATGCTTGATAATGATATTATATCAATTGAATTTTAAACATAAGAAAGTGAGAGTTTTCAATGTCAAAAATAAGAATAGAAAAAAAAGAAAGATACACAATGATTGACAATAGCATAATTCAAAATAAAGATTTATCACTTAAAGCTATTGGATTGTTTACTTTCATGTGGAGTCTTCCTGATGATTGGGACTTTTCTATATCTGGATTGTCAAAATTTTTAAAGGATGGAAAAGATTCAATTAGGTCTGCAATCCAAGAACTTGAAAATGTTGGTTATTTAAAAAGAGTTCCTGACAGAAATAAGGGAAAATTCAGCGGACAAGACTATATTTTAAATGAAAATATTGAATCACCGTTGTCGGGTTTTCCGACGACGGTAAATCCAACAACGGAAAAACCGACGACGGTAAATCCAACACAAACAAATAAAACAATAACAAATAAAATATCAACAAATAAAGAAAGAGAAAGAGTAGATTATCAGCAAATAGCTGATATGTATAACAACACTTGCGTGTCGTTCCCTCGGCTGACTTCTCTATCTGATGCTCGTAAGAAGAGCATAAAAGCAAGGATGAATACTTATAGTGTTGATGATTTTCAAAGAGTATTTGATAAGGCAGAGTGTAGCAGTTTCATGAAAGGAAAGAATGACCGTAATTGGTCGGCTACATTTGACTGGATGATGAAAGACTCAAATATTGCTAAAATACTTGATGGTAACTATGATGATAAAGAAAACAAATTAAAAGCCGTTGGACAAACTGAAAAACAGGAATTACCCGCATGGCTTAAAAAAACATACTAGGAGGATAAGAAATGTGCACAAAATGTAATCATGAAGGATGGATTTATTACACGAAAAAGGTATATGAGAATATGCCAGAAATGGAATATGCTAGAAAATGTGAATGTGGCAAGGCAGGTAAACAAGAATTTGAAACAAGATTAGAAAAATCAGGTCTCGGAGATTTCTTCAAAGAGAAGACTTTTGAGAATTATATAACCCCTGTTGATAATTTGGTAATGATAAAGGATGCATGTGTAAATTATGTTAATTCATATAGTCAGATACAATTTAATGCGTGTAATGGATTGCTATTGTGTGGGAACGTTGGAAGTGGTAAAACACACTTAGCTTGTGCAGTAATTAATAGATTGATGGAAAGTGGTTTCCAATGTGAATACTTTGATTACAGAGAAAACATGACAATGCTTAAACAATGTGTACTGAATCAAGAAAAGTATGAAAAGAAGATGGACAAAGTAAAAACGGTTAAGATTCTCCTTGTTGATGACTTGTTTAAGGGAAAAATAACCGATTCAGATGTAAACATTATGTATGAAATTATAAATGCTAGGTATCAGCGTAAACTTGCGACAATAATTACGACTGAGAAAGACCCAGAACAGCTACTAGACATTGACAGTGCCGTTGGTAGCCGAATAATTGAAATGACACGAGATAACTTAATTAACATATCTAAAACTGGAAATTATAGACTTAAATAGTATTAAAACATGTCACTTGGCATAGTATAGTATATTAATAAATGCTATGTCAAGTGTATATACAAAATGTATAAAAATAATACACTAAAAGGAGATTAAATATGGAGAAAATGGGAAATAAAATCATGGTATATAATGATTTAGAGAAAAAAGCAATAGAAAGAATAAAAATGGCAAGCGAATTAAGCACTTTTCATTATAAAAAACCTTTACACATGGCCTATAGTGGAGGTAAAGATTCAGATGTTTTACTGGAACTGTTCATTAGATCAGGGGTTGATTTCATTGCAGAAAATAGTCATACGTCAGCTGATGCTCCTGAAACGGTAAGACACATTAGAAAAAAATTCAAAGAATTAGAAAATAGAGGTATAAAATGCAATATTGTTCTTCCAACATATAAAGGAAATGTTGCCACAATGTGGAATCTAATTCCAGAAAAACAAATTCCACCAACAAGAATCGCAAGATACTGCTGTTCAGTGCTGAAAGAACAATCAGGAAAAGAAAGTATTGTGGCTACTGGAGTAAGATGGGATGAAAGTGTAAAAAGAAGTAAAAGAGGAGTTATGGAGTCTATTGAAAAAAGTTCAAAAGACAAAGTAATGCTCATGAATGATAATGATGATAAACGAGCGATGATTGAAAAGTGTGAAATAAAAAATAAAATGGTTATAAATCCAATAATAGATTGGGAAAATTATGATATATGGGAATATATCAATCAAGAAAAAATAGAAGTATGTAGCCTTTATGAATGTGGGTTTAATAGAGTTGGATGCATTGGTTGTCCAATGGCTGGCAAAAAAAGAAAATTTGAATTTGCAATATTTCCAAAATACAAGCAGATGTATATAAATGCATTTGATAGGATGATAAAGGAAAGAGAGAAAAAAGGAAAAGAAACCAAATGGAAAACTGGAGAAGATGTTTTTTACTGGTGGATGGATGACGATATAAATCAGATAAAATTTAATTTAGAAAATGAAAATATTGAATGGTAAAGGAGATTTGAAGTTGGAAAAAGATGAAAAAGGTGAATTGGTATTAGGAGATATAATAATATCAATGGTTGACTATCACTATGGGAAAGGCTATGAAGATTCAGTATTTAAAAGTGGGGAAGTATTAAAAGTAAATGGCGAGTACGTGAAGATAATAAGAATAAACAGCATAGACTTTTACAGACATGAGGTAAGTATATACTGCGAGTATTTTGAAAATGGATTAGGTAAAGTATTGGAAAAAATTAATTCAAAAAATAATAAATTTAAAAGAATAAAATAAAAGGAGATTAACATGGACAAAAAAGATGAATTTATGCCTAAAGTTGAAGTTGAAAAATTGAGACTTGAAAAATTAGTTTCGGAATTATATGAATACAGAAAACATGAAACAGAAGGATATTTGAAAGTATTTACAGTAAGGATTGGAGATACGATTTATATGGTTCCAAGTCTTGTAAATTACAGATTAAACAAATTACAAAAACAAAACATGTTAAACAGAGTGTATTGTCAGAAAGTAGAAGAAATAAGAATTCGTGAAAATGATTTTATTATTGTTACAAAATATTGTTCAGATTTAGGAAGTTTTGAAAATGATACATGGTTTTTAAAAAAAGAAGATGCAGAAAAAAGATTGAAAGAAATGGAAAAGGAGTGTTTAAGATGATTAAATGGTATGAGGTTTTTGGAGTAAAAGAAAATGAGGAGTTCGAGATTAAGTTTAAAAATATAGAAAATATAACAAGATACAAAATAGTAAATAATAAAGTTTATAAGATATATAAAAGAGAATCTCAATACGTTGTGGCAATTGCTATAAATGAAATAGAAGATATAAGAAAAGTGAAAAGGTTTACAGCACAGGAAAGAGTTATTTTGAAATCAATTGATAAAAAGTATATTTACATTGCGAGAGATAGAATAAATGGTTTGTATGTGTATGAATTTGAACCAAAAAAGAATGTTGATAAAGGTAAATGGATGCCAGAACGTACATATGGATTAGAATTTGAGGTTTTTAATCATTTGTTTAATGATATAAAGTGGGAAGATTACGAGGCAGTTTGTATTGATGATGTAGTAGAAAGGAATTAAATGAAGTATAAAGCGAAAAAAATAAAAGATCTTAAACCTTGCGAGGTTTTCAAACTTTCACCAAGAGGCTCAGACTTCTTGGTGGAAAATGAAATAATATATAGGAAATATCGAAATTGCAAAGGTTACAAATGGATTGAGTGTCCAGCGTGTTTGAAAGATGTGAAAGAAATGGTTGTATTAGTAGTAAAAAAATAAAATGTAAAGGATGATGGAAGATGTTAAAAAGAAATGATGGCAAAGTGATTGAAGAGTTGGAAGAGTTTTATGAGTTACATAAGGAATTGTGGGGGAGGTTGTACGAGTGGTTTGATGATGAATACAAAGATTCGAACAAAAATGATTTTAATCTAGGAGATTTTTTGATAGACTTCTGGAAAAAGAAAGAAAAAATATTTATAGATATGGGATTTAGTAAAAAATATGCAACAAAATTTAATCAGTGTTTTATGTGTGCAAGTGTTGATTTTAACGATTCAGATGATTGTATATGGTGTCCGTTAAAATGGAGAAATAAAGATAAATGTTGCTTGAAGTCGGAGCATGGAGATTTGGAATTTTATTTACACAATAACTGGTATAAAGATTCGCTTGAAATGATAAAAACAATCAGGGATTTACCATTGAAAGACGAGTATAGAAAGGATTGAGAGTAATGAAGGACATACTTGGAAGAGAAATAAAAGACGAAGATATGGTTGTTGGAAAAGGTACTGGAAGATATGTAAAAAGTATGAGGGTTGGAATGATGCTAGGGAAGTCTATAATCTACAAAGATGGATCGAGAAGTATCATGAGTGATGTATATTTGATAGAGCATCCGGGGGATTTAGAGTTGGAAATAAAAAAGAAGATAATGGATCATATCAGAAATGAGTATGAAAAAGCAGTAGCGCTAAAAGAAAGAAAAACAATCCCACTTTCGAAAATGGAAGTGGGGGGAGTATATAAGGATAGGTTTGATGCAAAGTGGTTGTTTTTAGGTAAAAGAAATATAAAGATTGAACATATTTACGATTCAAGCTTTTACAAAAACGAAATTATTAGCGATAATACGGGAAATTGTTTTATAAATGTTCATTTTATTGATAAATTTAATTTAGAAAACGAAAACCTTGTATGCAGCGATGGAACAACATTAATAAAAACAATAAAAGGAAATATGAAGTTATACGAAAAAGTTGGAAATGTGGACCTAGTATTTCCGTTTGAAAAGAAATCAGAACACTATAGATATTTGTCATCAAAACCAGTAAAATATAAAATAACTATTGAATAGGAGATTTAACAATGGTAATGAATAATGAGAGCGAAGTAGTAAAAGAATGCGTTAAGCAGTACATAAAAAGCAAAATGAAAGTGAAATATATCAAATATGTAAGTGTAAGCAATCCAGTAAATCACGAATACGAGTGTTTTTCACATGCAGATGACAAACACATCAAGTGCATGGTAAAAAACGATTGTGAAAGGTATTACGTGCGAGTGTGTATAGTTTTGGAAAGTGGGTTGGAAGAATGAGCAATGAAGAGTTTTTGAAAGTGTATGAAGAAGTAAAGCAGTATGCAATGGAAAATTACTATTCAAAATTTATTGATTGTGAAATGTTTGGAATGCACAATACAGTAACGATAAAATTTGACACAAAAGACAAATTAGGTGATGATATTTCTATTGGAGTAAATTTTAGAATGTTTGATGATTTAGAAAATGACAAGATATTGGAAGAGTACAACGAAATAATAAAAATGTACGAAAACAAATACGGAATGACTGACTTTTTTATTAGAGATGAAACAAAAGCTTGCGGATGTTGTGCAAAATGTTATAGAATAATAAATGCAGAAAGTTATAAAAAACTTTCGTGCAATGAAAATGGTGAAGTAATTTGTTGGCAATGCAGAATTGAAAAGGAGATTTAAAATGAACGAAAAAGAATTTAGAGATTTAGGAATAGCTGAAGTAGTAAAGTATTTTAACACAAATGCTGAATCAACTGATAAAAACGGAAAGATAACAGAGGATAATGTTTTTGTTGTATGGCAAGTGAAATGTTTGCAGAATAACAAAGCGTTGCTATCAACAAACATTCCTGATGGATTGTACTATGAATTCACTTGGAATGGTGATAAAAACGAGGGATATTTGGATGTGTACAAAAAGTGGCAAAATATTATAGTTTTAAAATAATTGATAAACTAAGGACCCGAAACGGTCCTTTTTTATTTGCCTAAAGGTAAAAATATTTACAAAAAGTGGTTGACATTTACAAAAGTATATTATATAATATATCTATGAAAGAGAGGTGCTACATGGAAAAATGTGTTTATAGTGGTAGGTGTGTGGGGAAGTGGTTCTGCGATTGGTGTGAGAGAGGTAAGAAAAAATATTCTCACATTGATAGATTCGATGAAGACGATTTAATATCTGACATCGATGATGCAATTTACAGAATTAAAGAAATGAAAGATTTGTGGGATGTGGAAAGCATCCAGTTAGAAATTAAAGAAGATGGAAAAGTAAGACTTAACTATATTCGTAAAAATGAAAAAGTGTCGTTGGTTCTTGGGGAAGAACTTGAAACACTGGAAAGGGGAGTTGAGGATGGGGAATAATTTATATATGATGGACTGCGTACCTGAAAAGTACGCAGATATGGAAGATGACAGAGAGTATGTTGGTTTTAACAATAAAAGAGTGATTGAAAATGAAAGCGAGGAAATGAGAAATGAGCAATATTTATAAGGCATTAATCAATGTATCAAAAGAAATCGGGAGCGTAGGAAAGGATTCGGTAAACAAAACGCAAGGATTTGCGTATCGTGGTATTGATGATGTAATGAACGCATTAAGCCCAGTAATGGCAAAATATAATGTTATAGCAGTTCCAGAGGTTTTGGAAATGCAAAGGGAAGAAAGAACAACAAAAAATGGTGGTGTGTTGATTTACTCAACATTGAAAGTAAAATACACTTTCATAACTGATGACGGTTCAAGTATTTCTACAATCGTGATAGGTGAGGGTATGGATAGTGGTGATAAGTCAACAAACAAAGCTATGTCAATTGCTTTCAAATACGCATTGTTTCAAGTGTTCTGCATTCCTACAAAGGAAATGATTGACCCTGACCAAGAAAGCCACGAAGTACAAGCAAAGACAAAACCTGTTAAAGTTGCAACAAAAAAACAGGTTGATGATTTGCTTGAAAGATTTAAAGTATTGAATCAGGATATCACAGTAATAAAAACGTTTTACAAGTGCGATGACATCAACAAAATGCCACTTGAAACGTTGGAAAGAATTAACGACGGTCTGAACAAGTTAGAAAAGAAAAAAGAAAGCGAGGGTAAATGATGAATCTTTATAGTTTGACTGGAAAGTTCCTAGAAATTTTGGAACTTTCCGAAATGGAAGACGTAAGCGAAATTTTAGAACAAATTGATTGTGCAATTGAGGAAAAAGCCGATGGAATGGCTAAAATCATAAAACAGTTGACTGGAGATGTTGAAACGATAAAGCAAGAAGAAAAGAGACTAGCAGAGAAAAGACGAGTAATTGAAAACAATATAGTTAACATGAAAGAAAATCTTCAACTTTCTATGGAGTTGACTGGAAAAGAAAAGTTCAAAACGGAATTGTTCAGTTTCGGTATTCAGAACAATCCGGTGAAAGTTGTTTGGGAAAATGAAGACATTGAAAGCATTCCTGATGAATACAAGGTTGTAAAACAAGAGATTGATAAAGCAAAAGTTAAGGAAGACTTGAAAGACGGTTTGTGTCTCGAATTTGCAAAATTAGTGCAAACTAGGTCAATTAGAATCAGATAAGGAGGGATTACGTGGAGATCATAGGTTATTTGTTAGGATTTTTTATTGTAATAGATATAGCGTATTGTGTTTATAACATCACTAGAAAAAAATAAGAAAGAGGTAGAACATGAACAAAATTATTTTGATGGGAAGATTAACAAGAGATCCAGAAGTTAGATATTCACAAGGTAACACACAAACAGCGATTGCAAGGTTTTCACTTGCAGTCGATCGTAAATTTAAAAGAGATGGTGAGCCTGATGCAGATTTTTTTAATTGTGTGGCATTCGGCAAACAGGCTGAATTTATTGAAAAGTATCTGAAACAGGGAACAAAAATAGTAACAAGTGGAAGATTACAAAACAATAATTACACGAACAAAGACGGTCAAAAAGTATTTAATGTTGAAATATTCGTGGAAGAAATTGAGTTTGCAGAAAGCAAAAGAACGGATTCGGATTACGGATATAAGAAAACAGAACAGCACGACAACGGATTTATGAACGTTCCAGAGGGAATTGAGGAAGAGTTACCATTTTGCTAAAAATAAAATTAAAAAATAAAAAATGAAAGAGGTAAATTAAGATGAAAAAAGGCGATAAGGTTGTTTTAAGAAGTAATATGGCAGGAGTATTTTTTGGAACATTGGAAAAGTTTGATGGAAGAGATGTTGAATTAAGAGATGCTAGAAAGCTTTATTATTGGTCTGGAGCCAATGCAGTTGAGCAAATTGCAAGGGATGGAGTACAGAACGCAAAAGATTGTAAGTTTACCGTTACTGTAAAAGAATTAATAGTAATGGACTGCTGCCAAGTCATAAAATGTGAGGAAAAAGCTATAAAATGTATAGAGGGGGTAAAAGAGTGGATTTACTAGAAAAGATTGAAAGTTTTTTAAAGATTGATAAATATATTTACGGATACGGAAAAGCAAACGGCGACGGAAACGGCAATGGCGACGGCGACGGCTACGGCAACGGATACGGCGACGGCAACGGCGACGGCAACGGCCACGTCTATGGGGACGGCTACGGCTACGGAAACGGCCACGGAAACGACCACGGATACGGCGACGGCGACGGCAACGGCAACGGCAACGGATACGGCGACGGCGACGGCGACGGCTACGGCAACGGATACGGCGACGGCAACGGCGACGGCAACGGCTACGGCAACGGCTACGGATACGGCGACGGCAACGGCGACGGCAACGGCTACGGCAACGGCTACGGATACGGCAAAGGAATAAAAATGGTTAACAAAATGAGTGTTGTTTTAATAGACAACACTCAGACAGCAGTAAAAAGTATAAAAGAAAATATATTATCAGGATATATTTTAAATTATGACATGACACTAAAAAAATGCTATGTAGCAAAAATAGGAAATAAATTTGCACATGGATATACGATAAAACAAGCACTTGAAAGTGCAAAAATGAAAGTATATGAAGATATGGACGTTGATGAAAGAATAGAAGAGTTCATGAAAAATTTTCCAAGCATTACAAAGAAATATAGTGCAAAAGATTTTTATGACTGGCATAACATTTTGACTATATCATGCGTACCAGGTAGAGATGCATTTTTAAAAAAGCATGGGATTGATGTAGAAAAAGACACTTTTACAGTGTTGGAATTTATTGAAAAAACAGAAAACGATTTCGAAGGACATATTATAAAAAAATTAAAGAAAAGGATTGAACAGGATGGAAGAAAATAAGGAAGAGGAAAGATTCTTAGAGATTGCTTTAAAGCTAGTATTCACGTCTGTTATTGCACTAATATATATAACAGCAATGTTCTTTTTCAAGTGAGGTACTGGTCAGCGATTCAGTCTGACATTGCCACATGTTACCTGTGTGGCAGATGGATTGAGTATACAGGACAATGGCATCACGTGTTTAACAAGTTTGCAAAGAAGAACAGTGAAAAGCATGGGTTTATGGTTAGGTTATGTGCAGAGTGCCATGGTACTGGAAGAAATGGAATACATGGAAATGCAGAGATATCAAACAAGGTTAGGATGGAATGTAGAAATATTTATAATGGATCGGACAAGGATTTTATAAAAAAATTTAATAAAAATATAGTGGAGGATTGAAATGAGAAAGATTGATTTTAGTTTGGTAAAAAAAACAGGATATTACAGGGCACAGGACAGGCTTGGAAGAATAACAGTACCTAAGCATTTTGTAAAATCAAACAGATATAACATGTTTATGGAAAATGGAAAGATGATTGTGGAAATGGTAGAGGATGGTATATCAAGATTTGACGAATTGAACAGGATGACAATCCCTGTAGAAGTTAGAAAGATATTTTTATCAGAACCAGGTACTTATTTTGAGATTGAAAGACTTGACGAGGACACACTTGTAATATCTCCAAAGACAAAAGAAAAAAGCCTTTTGGAAATAAAAAACATGATGAACAAACTTGATCCTTCCAAGGACTGGGGGAAGTGGCTAAGGGGTGAGTAGATGGAAATTGTGGGAAAAATTGTGGGCATGTCTACGGATGTGCTCACGAACAAAACAATAATGAACGTGGAAGTGGAAGACGTAAGAACAGCAAGAAACACAGCTGACAAGTTTTTAAATAAACGGATCAGTGTTAAAGTAAAAGAGTATAGGCAAAAACGGTCGAGGGATGCGAATAGCTATGCATGGGTGTTGATGCAGAAGATCGCTTGCGAGTTAAATATTACGAAGTGGGAAGTGTACTTGAAAATGCTTAAGGATCACTCAAACAAATGCACTTACATACTGCTAAAGGATAAGAAAGCAAGTGAGAAGTTAAAGGAATTGTATCGAGAGATCGAGGAAGTTGGAGAGGTCGACGTAAATGGGACCATGGCTATTCAATACCGTTTATATTACGGATCCAGTGACTTTGATACAAAAGAAATGCAAGTGTTTTTAGATGGAATAATCCAAGAGTGTAAACAGCTAGGCATAGAAACACTTCAACCAGAAATAATTGAACAAATGAAAAGGATGTGGCGAAATGGGAAAAATGAGCAAGGAAAAGGGTAAACGTGGGGAAAGAGAGTTAGCAAAGGAATTAAGGGAATTGGGGTTTAAGGAGTGTAAAAGGGGTCAGCAGTTCAGCGGAATTGAGGGAGAGGACGTTGTCGGAATTGAGGGTGTGCATATTGAGTGCAAGAGGACCGAGACACTAAGGCTGTACGATGCACTTGATCAAGCGATAAGGGACGCAGATGGAAAGAAAATACCTATTGTGTGCCACAAGAAAAATCGTGGTGAGTTTGTGGCGATTATGAGGTTGAGGGATATAGTGGAGTTTGCGAAAATTATAATGGATCAGAGAAAGGATGAAGAGGAATGAAAGAATGTGTAATAAGTATATTGATAATGTTAGGTATTATAGGTTTGGTTACAGCGTTTTGTATATTTGCTGTGGATGAAGTTGAAAAACGCACAAGAGAAGAAAAGATGATGTGTGTTGACAAGGAAAAAATAGAAAAACAAGAAACTGAATACAACAAAATAAAAAAGAGATACGAAAGCGAAGTAGAAATTGATTATTACTTGAAGTTTAAAAACTCGGATGGGCAGATAATAACAATGACATGTGAACAGGATGAATATGTATCAGCAACAAAAGAAGAATACTATACTGTTAAATATTTGGACTATGGTGAAACATCTAGCGAGGTTGTTAGCATAAAACAAGTTGGATATAGCAAAAATTATTAGAATAAGGAGAATTTTATGATTAAAAAAATTGATTTTGAAAATGGATACATTATATGTAATAGTGCAGATAAAAGTACACTGAGAATTCTAGGAATAAATGAAAGAAAAAATATGAAAAAAATAAAAAGAGAACAAGGCGATAAAGAATTTAGTGATAGATTATTCTTTTTAAATTGTGAAACATTAAAAATATTGGCGAATATATTTATTGATCAAGGTAATAAAGAAGTATGCAAAGTTCTTGAAAATGCTGAAAGTGAATTGGATATTATTGTGCTTATGGATGAAATAATAGGAAGAAAATTATTTGCATTTGTTTCAAAAACTAAGAAATATATATCTATTAATTATGGTGACAACGATTTTGTTTTTGATAATTTAGGAAATTGCTTTGCAGTAGATTCAGACGGATACTATATAGACGAAAACGAAGAAATGTATATGGTTGAAGAAAAAAGAGAAAAAGAAAGACGAGAGTTTTTGAAAAATCAAAAGAAGTAGAATATCTAGGCTGACTAGTTCAGCCTTTTTATTTGCCTAAAAAATCAAAAAGGAGTATAATAATGTTAAACATACTAAAAAAATTTAAGGAGATTGCAATGGAAAGATTAGAAAAAAATGAAGAATTGAAACCAATTGAGGAAGTTATTAAAAAGTCGACAGAGGAAACAAACGTGATGTTTGTTGAAAAAAGGATTGCAGATCTGGAAAAGGCACTTGAAGATAAGACGGAAGAGTGTGAAAAGCAGAAACAGGCAATTAATTCATTGGCGAGAAAGTGCCAGGAGTTTGAAATAACAGTAAGGACCATGATGGAAATGTTTACAAGGAAATAGAAAGGATGGCGATAATATGATAACAGTAACAGCAGGACATAACCAAGACGGAAAAGTAGCGTGCGGGGCAATAGGGTTGATTAAGGAAAGCACGGAAAACAGGATTGTAACACACTGGATAAAATACTGGATGAAACAAGAGAAAGAGCAGTGTATCGACTGCACGGTTAACGATGGTGTGAGTCAGAATGATATTTTAGTTAAGTGTGTTGAAAAGATAGAAAACACAGTCAGCACGTTAGATCTTCACATACACTTTAACAGCTCAAATGACAATGATCTTATTGGAGATGGAAAAAACAAGGGCACTGAGATATACATGGACGAAAAGTGTAAAAATGTGAAGATTGCAGAGGAAATATTATGCAGAATGGAAAAGCTAGGGTTTACGAACCGTAGAGTAAAAAATGGATCTGATTTTTATGTTATTAGGAAAAGACCTGAAACAGCAATGTTGCTAGAAGTGTGCTTTGTGAATGATCATGACGACGTAGCACTATACAACAAAGTACAGGCTAAGGAGATTGCAAGAAATATCGTAAGTGCTATATTGGGCAGAGAGATAAAAGAAGAGATTGAAATGGAAGAAAAGAAGAACACGAAAGAGATTGCTATTTATCTGAAGACTTTGAAAATTGGAGACAAGGGTAACACCGTGTTAGCTGCACAGATCCTATTAAATGCAAAGGGTTGCAAGGGTGCAGATGGAAAGCCTTTGACGTTGGATGGGAAAGACGGAAATAATACAGAATTCGCAACAAAATCATTTCAGCGAAAGTACAAGATTCCAGTAACAGGAGAGGTGGATTTTCAGACATGGAACAAGTTGTTAAAGTAGAGTGTAAGTGTAAGAAAAAGAAGAAAAAGAAAAGTCTGATGTATGATAAGTATAGAGCGTTTAGAGTAACAGAGTGTTTGGGTTGTGGATATAGGAAAATTGAAGAAAAATAGAATGTAGTGCACGAAGAAGATTTTTGTGGAGAGTGTAACTGTATGACAAAGATTGACGATATGTATGTTTTAAGAACGGTGTGTGGTGTTTGCATAACAGCAAGATAAGGAGATGAAAGAATGTTAGAAGAATTATATAAAAGATATGGTTTTCGCTCCATGTTTCACGCACTGGAGATATTACAAAGAAAGTGCGAGTGTGGAGAGATTGAAGAAAATGAGTGCAAGAAGTTACAAGAAGAGTATATAAACAAGTGTATCGTAGGAGATTAGCAAATGCTAGTTTCCTTTTTTGTCGCGTAAATTTGCCACAATCAAAACACGGTGATATAATAAAATTAGGTGATAAAATATGAATACGAAAAGATTAATGAAGAAATTACAGACAGCTATAATACACACTGGATACATAGTTAAAATTGATACTGTGCAGTTTTACAGCGAAGAACAAGGTAGAATGATAACAAAGTATTTGATCAAGGATAGGCGAGAGAAGAAGAAAAAAGATGGAACTATCGTGATCAAAGATTTTGTGATATTTGAGAGTTGTTCTCAGATTGAGTGTGTGAAGTTTTTGGCTGAGGTTTTGAAAAAGGAAAGAGGTGGTTAATATGAGAAAATTGACCGCTAAGGAAAAACTATATGCAGAGGCTTATTTACAGGGTAAACCACCAAGCGAGTGTGGGAAGATTGCAGGGTATTCGCCGAATTATGCAAGAAACGCACTCACACAAAACAACACGCTCAAACAATATATAGAAGAACGACTGCAAAAGGACCCAGAACCCAACAAAGAAGTAAAGCTAAACATCGCCACAACAAACGAGATCCTAGACTTCCTATCTAACGTCATGCAAGGCAACATTAAGGACCAATTTGATATTGATGCATCGCTACAGGATAGAATAAAGGCTGCGAACGAATTGCTTAAGTTCCAGGCGATCATCGAGAAAAGTAAAGTGGAAAAGGAGAGGATAACAATTGTTAACAACATCCCAAGACCAAAATAATGTAGTTGTTAATCTTACGGATCTAGTGGCTGAACCTTTCTATCGAGTGTATTGGTCGATAATTGATAACGTTGCAACTTACTTCGAATTGGCAGGTGGTAGAGGTAGTACCAAATCCTCTTTTGTTTCAGTTATGATCGTTTTAGGAATCATGGAAGACGAGAACGCAAACGGTATAGTCTTTCGAAAAGTAGCTAATACGTTGCGTGAAAGTGTTTACGAGCAAATATTGTGGGCAATTGATTCGTTAAACGTTAGTGATTACTGGGAATGTCGCGTCAGCCCTATGCAATGCGTGTACAAGCCAACAGGCCAAAAGATAACGTTTAGAGGTTTGGACAAGGCTAAAAAGTTGAAGTCGATAAAGGTAAGTAAAGGTTATTTCAAGTTTTTGTGGTTCGAAGAGTTGGATGAATTTAGTGGAGAACAAGAGATCCGTAATGTTCAGCAGTCAGTATTGCGTGGTGGTTCGAAGTATGTAGTATTTAAGACATTTAATCCACCAATTTCTAGATCTAACTGGGCAAATGTGTCGTTCGATACACAAAAAGACGATTGCTACAAGCACCGTAGTACATACCTAGACGTGGACCCTGATTGGTTAGGCCAACAATTTATCAACGATGCTGAGCACTTGCGAGATACCAACGAAAAGGCATATCGGCACGAGTTTCTAGGCGAACCTGTTGGGATTGGAACTACAATTTTCGATGATATAGAGATTGTAGAATTGACAGACGAGCGAGTTAATCAGTTCGAAAGAATATACCAGGGGCAAGACTGGGGATGGTATCCCGACCCTAAAGCGTTTGTTCGCTTGAACTACAATCCAAACAACGAAACAATAACGATACTTGACGAGTTGGGTGGATGCAAGATAAGAAACAAAGATATGGCCGACAAGATAGTCGAACACGGTTTTGACGATAATATTATTTACTGTGGATCAGACGAACCACAAAGCATCGCAGACTACAGGGACAACGGAATAATATCACAAAATGCGTGGACAGCCCCGAACTCGGTCAGATATACTCACGAGTGGCTACAATGCAGAAAGATACAAATCGACCCTAACCGTACACCGTGTTTGTACAAGGAAATGATTGAGTACGAGCATGAAGTGGATGACAATGGAAACGTGATGTCAGCATACCCAGACAAAAACAACCACTA